GTATTTGATGCCACTGTAGAACGAGACCGGCCGAAGCTGCGACGTTATGACGCTGCCGTTGTCATTCCCATAGACAGCCGACGCTTCGAGACTCCACGTTCCACTTCCGTTCCATCCCGCATAGACAATGGACGATGTGAGATTGCTGGGGTCGGCGTAGAAGAAGAGCGCCGTCGCTACATTGTTGCTATGCAGACGTGCAACTATCTTCTCGGCTGGAGAGCCTGCAATGCTATCTGGCATGACATTGAGGCAATACACCCCCGTGCTGCCATCACTGAACCAGTACTCGTCGCGACCGAACGTCGAGGCAATAATCGTGCCAATGGGATTGTTGTTCTCGGCATGGTCGCCGCGGAACAATGGAAGTATCTGCGGGACAAGGCGTTCTGCAAAGTATCCATCAAATCCGTAGAGTCCATCTGGCCCTTGGTAGATGAGAGCATTTGGCGTGCTCTGGATGGAATAGGGCGCTGTGCATCCGGGCGCGCCTTGCTGCTTAACGACAGTAAAGCCGGGCAAGAGAACGTTCACGGAAATGTTCACAACGAGCCACATCGCTCGTTGGGTGAACACATAAAGGTTGTCATTGAAGATGGCAAACCCGGTCGTAGGGTCGTCGTCGTTCGTGATGTCGGTGTAGCCTGCAACACCTTCTGCATACCCGGGGGAAGAGTAGTAGATGCGCCCGCGGCTGCCGGTTGCCGTATCACCGCAGAGGAACATCGTGCCTTGCCAGTAAATGGCTTGCGTGCAGGTTGTTGATGGTAGTACTTGGTTCTGGATAAGAGGCTCAATACCCAACGCGAGCGTGCTGCCAATGTTTTGCCATTGCGTGCCACCACCACCGATGGGGTCGTTCACGGTGGCGCCGACCGTTTGTGGGAAGGTCGGATTGCTACTGCCACTTGTGCCACTCGTGGTTGCAATGTAAACGTAGCCCCCGGCGTTGTTCGTTAGTGGCACGATGAGATTGCCTGCCACATATGCATGGGTCGCCGACCAGTTTGCGAGCGTCGTCGGATTCGGCCCGAACCCGATGTAGTCAGATGCAGCATCAACAAAGGTCGTTGGATAAGGCGCTGTGAGCGTTGCCAGCTTATAGAATATGCCGCCGTTGCCCATCGTGCGCCAGATGATAAGAGTCGTTGCTTGTGGGTCCGAAGATGCCGTGAAGTTACCCAGTGTCACGTACTGGCGGTTGACGTTGCTGACTGTCACCGGTGTTGGGTTCGGCTGCGAGTAACTGCCAGTCGTCGGATTGGCATACGTAAAGAGATACTGATAGGTGCCGAGCAACCCTGTGCCGCCAACGTACTGCAGGTCGTCATAGTTCATGACCATGTTGACAGACGACTGATTGTTCAGGGCGCGGATTCGGAAAGCTGTGACGTTCGCCCAGCCCAGAGACGTGTTGCTGCCACGGCGGATGAAGCTGCCGATGGTCGCCTGCACGAGTTGCCACGCATCGTTGGCAGGTGCAATGACAGGCGTGCCAGTGCCGATTTCGTTCTGTGCGCCTTGTGAAGGAGAGAAGTAGGCCGGGGCCGGATTGCTCCCCATGTTGTTTACGAGCCACTTCTTATAGGTCGTGATGAACTGCTGCGACAGTTGGTTGCTGCCGATAGGCGGCGGATTGGTGAACGGCTGACTCGTGATGACGGCACTCGCACTGTCGAGACCAGCGGCATCGTTCGGCGTGATGCTTGTGTTGGCAGCCGTGAAGTTGGCAACTGGTATACTGCAACTATAGTAGTCGGTCGTAAAGCTTGTCCCAAGGTCGAATTCGACTAATATGCTATTGAGGTAGTTGGGTTTGTCTACAGCCACGTAAAATTGGATGAAGTCGTTGACGCTACCGCCAACGGGCGCAAGGTTGACGACACTGGCTCCAGTGATACCGCCGTTAAGATGTCCCGAGATGGTGTTCTTGACGCTGCCTGTGCCTGTGATGAAGTTGGTGTTGTCGGTTGCGACAGTGCTCGTGTTGATGCCAGTAATACCTGCAGCACTGTTGAGGGCTGCAATTGTTATTGTTATCGGATTGCCACCGACAGTTGCGGTCGGGCCGTTCGCCGGTGCGCCAATGCCCCAGTTTGTGATGTTACCGCTTTGGTCGATTTTATATTGCGAGCCGCTTCCTGCAACAAAACAATACGCGGAACTGCCGAAGTGTGGCGGCGCTTTCACGAAACTTCCGCGGGAACCGGCTGTCAATCCGGTCTTTATCGACGTGTAGTTCTTGTAGAGATTGCCACTGGCATCGAGTTGATAGACGTTGCCATAGAAGACGAACAATGAAATGGCGTTGACAGCACTCAGAAGCGAGTTGCCGTGGCGCTGCCGCCACGACTTACTATGGACCGGATTCGTCCCGCATGAGACGCGCACGCCATTTGTAGGAATCGCTTCACGGCCACTGAGCAGCCAAAGTCCGCTATCGAAATCATTGAGGGTCAGAATTGCCATGGTTTTACCGTGAAAGGTCTGTGCCTGCAAAGAGGCCGGTTACGCTCACGTTATGTCCCACAGGGTAAAGAAACAGATAAATGGCATTGGCGCCCGGCGTGAAGTTCTGCAATTCATAGAAGCCGCTCATCCAGCCATTGACGTCACTCGTCATTGAGAAGCCGCCAATGATGGACGAGCCAATAACGCCCGGAAGTGTGTTGTTGTTTCCAAACTCCACGTGATAGACAATGTTATTGACACCGATTGCTGTGTAGCCGCTAACCGCTAGAATCACAACGTCAGTCGCGGCGTTGATGTTCACAGTGATATTGCCTATCAGTAGCCACGTATTGCTCAGCAACGCAATCGTGTTATAGTTAATGGTTGGTGAGTTACTCACACTGCCAACAGTAAGAGAAGCCATCGTCGCAAGGTTGGTCACTGGCGAAACGCTGCCCACGCGCCAATACGTGGTCGGTCCGTCTGCTATTTGGTCGAGAGTGCCATAGTCACCGGCAATGGTCGTGGCCTTTCCGTTGGCTTTCTGCGCCGAGGACTGTGCTTGCACCTGTGCCACGGACGGGGCAATGACCGTTCCAAGCGGCGTAAAAGTCGGTATATCAGGGAAGGCAAGGTTCTGTTGATGCTTTGCTGCGAGAATATCTACTTCGAGGCTCCGCAGTCGGGCGCTGATTTGGTTCAGCTTCGCGCTCGTATCGCGCTTGCGGCGCGGCGGCGACAGACTTGACGACTGATACTGTGCTGGTGTGATGAGAGGCATTACTTGAGCACCGCCTTCAACATCAACTGTCCCAGCATCGTGCAGGCTTTTGACATAGCCATGTTCTGATGGTTGCTCTCTCGCGCATATTCTTCTCCGAGACAAAGAAGGGCAACGGGCATTTGCAGCCACGCAGGCAGTGTATCAGTCGGCGCATACGATGGCAGGTTGTTGGCTACCGATGGCACGTAGGTGAAAAGCGCATAGATATTGGCGGACGATGCAGGTACCGGGAAGATGTCACGTTGATTTCGGCTTTCCCGTACAAAGCTATAGACAGTTTGACCGTTTTGTGGAGAAGAAATATTGCGCCACGTCGGGAGTAGCCAGTCAGCCTCGCGCACTGACAGTTCCCCAAGCTGCTGATAGTAATGAAATCCTGTATTGCTAATGAAATAGAATAGCCCGGAGATACTTCCTTCGGGCAACGAAACACTATAGTCGCCGTTGGGAGAGAGCGCCTGTGTCGTAACGAGAATGGGCGGAATATTTATCTGCCCAAGAACGTCCTCATAAATGCCGGGCAGCACATTCGTGGTGTCTGCTTCGCCATTGGAGAGTTCCGTCACATATGAGACAACGGTGGCATCCATTAGTCGGCCTTGCCCCCAGTATCGGACATCGCATCAACGAGTCGCATGTCTGCTTCGAGACTCTTCACTTTTGCTTCAAAGTCTGTGAACTGCCGGGTCTTGATACGGCAAATGAGTTCTGTGAGCCGTGCAACGTGTTCAGTCGTATCGTCGGGGACGGTCATGTTGCTCGCGCTGGTAATTGTCGGTGTGAGCGTAGTGTAGCGTGCGGTGATGGTACTGGCTGTAACGCTGGGCACAACCACGAGAAGGGTTTTTCCAACCATTGACCACGAAAGGATTTTTGTCCCTCTGTCAACCCACCAGCTACGACTGTTTTGACCCAGTGCGCCCGGATTACAAAAGGTTATTTCGTTGTTGTTGTTATCTGTGACGGAAAGGATGTTGCCGCAGTAGTCTGCCGGGCCGTTCTGCAGCATGTCATAGACAGTGCCGTTGACGTTGATTGTAAGCGTGAAGACGTTTGTTATGAGACGTTCCGCGAGATTGACGAACTGCTGCGCAACGGTAAGCATTGCATACACGAATGCGACACCACTTGCGTTCGTCGGCGGTGACACTGTGCTGCACCCTGTCGCATTATAGTCGCGAATGCGATTGAGTACATCAGTATTAAGCGTGCTCGCGGCTATAGGCATCGTTCACTTTCCCATTCTTCACTTCGCGGATGATGTCTGTTTTAGCACTTTGAATGGCTGCCTTCACTTCTGCGATGGCGTCCTTCATGTCCTTGTGGCGCTCGTCATCTTGTTTGGTATGCATCTCAAACTCCTTACGAGATGGCACGTAGCGGATAACACCGAACATAACCGCACCCATGACAATAGAGACGATAGCGGGCGCCGCGGTTGCAATAAAATTGAGAGTTAGTTCGTCCATCCGAGTATAGTCTCCTGCGTGATGGTTTCGATGTCTCCTTGGCTTCCACCGCGCTCTTCGAACATGTCGATGTCGAGCGCAACCTGATTATGAAATAGAGCGTCTGTAACTTGTGCTTCCTGAATCTTCTTTTCCCAAATGGTCATCTGCCGGGCTTCCCTATTTGCATAGTAAGTGGCCATTTGGTCGCCATTGGGTTTCGCTGCCCACTGCTCAGCCTTATAGCGATAGACATCCACGAGGACGCCTTCGCGAAGAACATACTCATCTATCTCAGGCGGCAGAGTTGCAGTCGGCGAAAGGGTTGACGGTATCGTCCAATAGATATACGTGTAGGTCTCTTGCTGCGAGGATGGCGGGTACACTTCGAAAAACTTCTGCCCGCTCGTACCGAGAATGGGCGAGATGTCCGTCTCGCCAATGAAGCGCGGTGCTTCGCTCCAGCACCACGGAGATGACGTAACAAGAGACCGTCCCGTGTATTGCGACTGGATTTGGTCGTAGGGCTTCCAATTGAGTTTGCGCCGTCGCCGCATGTGACCGACTTGCGAGACCCAGCGGCAAAGCGGGTCCGCAACGGGGATGAAGCGTTCAACGAGTGTGCACGAAAGACCGGTGCCTGCCGTCTCGCTATAGTCACTCTCCAGCGTATACGGGCCTGCGCCACTGCCTGCAATGATAAAGTACCACTGCACGTTAATGCGCAGATGCCATCCGACTGGGTTGATATTCGCCCCAGTGACAACATCAACAGGCTGTGCGGAGAATGTTACTTGGTTAGAGCCGGTCGTTGCTGTGACAGTAACGGCCGTGATGGGAGAGGGCACGTAAACAGTGCCCCACCTTCGATTCTGATTAGTTCGAGCGCGAGCGCAGAATTCTGCATATCGCTGATTGAGCCAATTGATTGCAAGCTGGATTCCTGCATCACTAGCGGTGGCGGCGATAATTTGTAGTGCGGTATCAGCAACGGTGCCAGCCATGGTTATGCGCCTTCACGATTTGACCAGTAGTGTCCACCGTGAGACTTCTCGTTGCGCTTCTCGGAAAGCATTATCGCGATGGCCTGTTTCCGGTTCTTCACTTTCTTTCCGTGCTTGCTGCCACTGTGAAGTTCACCCTTCTTGAATTTGTGGAGAACTTCGGACGATGGCATGTTACTGACCTATGAGTTTGTTCATCAAGCCCTGCGCGCCGCCAGTCATGACATTGCGAAACTTATCAGCATACGACGTGCTCGCGCCATAGTTCTTTTCCGTAGACGCACTCGACGCGGCACTATGTTCAGTGTGCATCCCAGACGGTGCAGGCTTCAGGTTGTTGCTGTGCGCGCGCGACTCGGCTGCAGGTACCGTTGCACTTGCCCCCTTATGGGTAGGATGTCCCACGGGTACTTGCCCGCCGGGGAAGCGAGACATTCTGCGTGCGCTGCCTGTTCCTTTCATTAGATTACGTTGCTATTGTAGCCACTGTTTTTGGCACGGTCGGTCGTCTCTTCGGGGTCGGTCTTTGGACGAGCAGCCCCAGATTTAGCAGCTTTCTGTGCAGCGTGTGCATCAGAGTTATCACCCTCTGCGCCACGTACTGCTTTGGCTGCCGCGAGTGCCTTCGTAATTTCTGCGAACGCCAACGCACCCATGACGGTTCCTTACAGTAGGTCGTAGTTAAAGTAGAGTCCAACACCAAGCAGCGAGTAAACGGCCGTGCCCGGGTTGACGATACTGATTTCGAGGAAATCCTGTACTTCGTTTGTTCCTAGCACGCCTGCATTACTACCAATGACGAAAGGCGTAGTGAGCGCCGTATTCGTGATGATGACGTTTGCAGACGTTGCCACGCCCAGTGCCTTTGCCGCATCCTTTACCACAACGGTCGGTGTGGATGCCGCGGAAGTATACGTGCTTTCCAGAATGGTGCCCGTATGAGTCGTCAAGGCGGCCGTAGCGAGCGTATAGATAACATCATACGCCACAAGCTGTACGCCGCGTATGATGTGACCTTCGAAGTCACGCGTGACCTTGGTGCTACTAGTTACACCGGCAATGGTCTTCGGCGTCGGATAGTGGGTTGAGCCACCGGCAAGAAATTGGTTCTGCAGGAAAATGGGGTCGGCCCCAATCTTCTCCATGAGTTGCGTGAGGTTGACAACTGCAAACGAGGAGTTCGCCGCAGGCGTCAGCACTTCCGTGTAGAAGCCTTGTGCCACGCGAGTCGGTGTGAAGGTTCCAACAAAGAAGGAAATCTCACCACCGATTGCGGCATTTATCGGATAATACCCATCGGTGTCGTAGTCCTGTGAATAAACAGGGCCGCCGACAATCGATGGGATAAAATCCGCAAATCCATTGGCTTTGATTGCCATTGCTCGCTACTCCTTAGCCCGTGCTCCCGTAAACGCCACGCCAGTCAGTGAACCACGGAATGTGCCGCTGGAACACAGAGAACACCGCGTTCTTGGTCCACGGGTCATCCCACGCATCGAACAGCGGCGGGGTGCGCAGACCGAAGTTCATACCGTGCTGACCCTTCGGCGCAATCACAAACCAGTTCGTATTGGTCGTGATGAAGCGGTCAATGATATAGTTGAGTCCCTCGGGAATGAGAGAGTTCATTTCGTTGTTGGTGCTGTAAACGCGGCCCGAGCTACCAAGAATTTCGCGCGCGGCCCACAGGTTGACGGGGTGCACGAGAACGGTAGAGGGATGCGCATTCTGCGGAAGGTCGCGGTCGTTCAGCAGAGTATAGAACGACTGCAGCGCCGCCTGCAGACCAGTCACAGAAAAGCCCACATCCGGCGACGGACGGTTGGCCTGCTGCGTGCCCGTGGAAGGAGAAGTGTGCGTAGTGTAGCACAGCGACTCACCCGGGTTGAAGCCCACGACGGCCGTATTAAAGGCGTTGTTCACGGGAACGTGAGCATCGACTTCGAGACGGTACCGAGACGAGCGCGCCAGTTCGGCCGCCATGTCACGGAACACGCCATAGAGTTCGTCTTCCCACGCTTCCCAAGAGAAGATGACCGCAAGTCCGTATGCGACGGGAGTTGCAGTCTTCTGGTTCTCAAGGTTTGGCGCGTCAGTATTGAACGCAGCACCCTCAGCTTTCTGAGGAATAGTGCCCAGCCCTGCGACTTGCTGTGACTTCAGAGTACGCCACGGCATGTCTACTTCATTCATGAAGGCAGGGTAAATCAGAGGCACTTCCTGCCCAGTTTCGAGAATGACTTCCCACAGGTCTGGCGCGATTATCGCGCTGAATCCGGAAGTCGTTGAGGGTGCAGCCATTGCAATTACTCCTGTCTAGTATTAGATGAAAACGGTCTCAGTGGCATTGAAGCAAACGAACACGCGCGCGCCGATGGTCGTACCAAGCACAATGTCTTGTACGTTCTTGATACCGATGACAATCACGGAACCGGAAGTGGTCGTCTTCGAAACATCCACATACCAATAGCCGGAAGTCGCATCCTTCGAAAGACCAAACTTCGTGAACACATAGTTGGCCAGAATGGCCGCATCGTTACCTGCGTTGGCAAGCGTCATTTCGAAGACAATCTTCGGAAGCGCGGGCACAACCAAAAGGGGGAAAACAGCTTCCGCCGTACCGGGGGCGGCCGCGCCCGCAGCGGAACTGCCTGACGGATACGTACCACCGTAGTTGGGGTAAGCAGGTGCCGCGGCATTGTTCTGTCCTGCCTGCACTGCCATCCCGAAAATCGAAGTCGTCGGACTGGCCGGGGTTGCTTCAATTAGCTCACCGGCGGTGCCGTTCGGCGAAAGAATAGCCCCGGCCTTGAAGGTCGCGCTATTCACTTCGTTGTAAGCAATCTGCGGGATGTCGAAGCCCCCGAGGATTGAAGAGGCAAAGCCTGCCTGAATTACTGAAATTGCCATTGTCTATTCTCCGTTATCCAAGCGAGTCTGCCGTCACCATGGGGCCACGTCCCGTATGGACGAGGGCATGGCCCGGATGTTCGCGGGCATATAGGTCACGAGGGTCTGCGTTCCCCTGCACTACTTTCACAAGTCCTTCATTTTGAAGCACGAAATCCGCAAGCGGCTGCGGGATATTCATTTCACGATAGCGCTGCGCGAGCATCTGACGCTTATGCATGAGAGTGTATTCCTCAAGGTCCATACGCATCAGGAAAACGTCACCGATGAAACGGCGACCGTCTGTACTCTTCAGTTCAGGGCATTCCGGCATGAGGTCAGAGAGTTCGTTCACAATCTCCCAACCACGGCCACCCTGCGCACCCAACCACATCCGAGCCTCGCCCTGCTTCTGCGCGATGGCATTACGTTCGTCACGGCACCAGAAATACACTTTCCCTGTCACGGGATGAGACACTTTGAACTGCTGAGATGCGGGGTCGTAGTGACGGAGAATCTCAGGGATTTCCTTGAGTTTGTTCGGGTCCACTGCATATACCTGCGTATCGGTATTGTTCAGCATGACTTCTGCGGCCATGTCAAGCGCTTCGCTGCGCCGCTTCAGGGTCTCTCGACGCTTGTGCCCTTTCGGGGGTAGCGCTTCGATTCCCGGACCGAGTTTGATTTCACCGTTTGCCATGTTCGATTCTCCTATTATAGCGCATTCTCAATTGAGAGTCAATATCATTTAGGAAGCTTTTGTTCCAGTTTCCATTCGTCGGAACGGAATGATGCGCCGACCTTTGAACTTGGTCGCGCCGTCCCAACCTTGTTTCGACTTCACCCAATCGCCCCAGTTCTTGAAACGGCCGCCGCTGATGATTTGTGCAAACCGGTCAGGACCACCCCTACTGTTTATATCATCTTGCTGCTCTTCTGTTAGGCCAAGAGTCTCCATAGTAGGCACGTCTGGGTCGCCACCAACTCCCCTGCCGTTGATACTGCCGGGCCGTGGCGCGTCGATACGTCCCTGTCGGATACCCTCGTCCCGGGCCTTGGCAGTGATTTCCGTCATGTGCCCTGCCACGACCGTATCATGAACGAGCTTCAGCGTGGTCGGGTTGGTACGCAGCACTGGCTCCAGTTCCGCCATGCGCGCGTCGATTTCGCTCTTGTAGTCATTATAGTAGGGCAGCTTCTTGGCTTCTACTTCAACGGTAATTGCACCGAGACGGTCAAGGCCAAATTCGCGAAACTGTCCCATCTCCTGCCGCAGCGGATGAAGAGCACGCGCCACTTCCTTTCGAATGGCCGTGACGTTATCATCACCTTCGTCGGCGCCCGCTGGCTCAGGTTCGACCTGCCGCGGAACAGGCTGCGGCCGGGGACGTGTGGCGGTGATGGCCTTTTCAACGGCCCGTTCCACCATGGTACTTACTTGGTCCAATGAAAAGGTAGGCTGCGGCGGGACCGCTTCCTCGTACCCTTCGTTGCCTTCGTTGGAGTTCCTGTCATCATCTGTTGGCATGTTAGTCTTCCTCTTCGGTTACGCTTTCATTAATGAAATGGGCGAGGCTTTCGTTCTCATCCAACGATGCCTGTATCCGCAGCACCTTTTCCCAACTCACTGCTCCCCTCAATGACTGGAGCAACTGCAGGTTGCGTTGGGTCAGATACTCCCCCAGACGGCGCTTCAGTTCCGGATTGCCCGCCAGAATCTTGTGAATCGGGTGCGGCTTGCTGTTGGTCGGTTGCTCCATTTTCTGGTTCCTCTTCAGGTTTCATTTGTGCGAACGAAGCCGGAATAAAAACATCCGGGTCGCGCACGTCATCAAAACATCGCAGATATGCGCGGATACTTTCGGTGGCCGCAACGGCCGTTTCCTTCGCCATTTTTTTGATGGTCTGCGGCGCTTGTGGATTCATGAGCACCTGCGAGAGACCCATCATCTTCTCGTAGTAGCCACCCATTACTTGTATGCGCTCCATAGCATTTTGCTTATCGGCTTGGCGGTTGATGCTCTGCGAAGTCGCTGTCGTTTCAATGATAATCTGGTCGCGCATATCAGTGCTCTTCGCAGTCTTGAACACGGCTTCAATGAGTTCGGCATTCTTCAGCCCCACAGTGTAGATAAGGAATTCGAGAACCGATGCACGCCACTGGCCGCCCTTCAGATACTCTTCACGAAGGCGCATGAAGCACTGTGTCATCGCATGTGCAAGGGCGCGACGAATGTTGTCGAATGGTCCTGTGAAGCGGCGGTTCTGCTGTTGTAGAGCAGTCATCGCGGTGGCAGCCGGGACGCGCTTTCCTGCCTGTATGCCCGCGGCCGGTCCCATGGCGGGAGTGCCGACGCGCATTTCGCAGAGCGCGATTACGGCAGCTTCATATTGTTGCGCGCTCGGATACATATCCGACATCTTCTTCTCAATAAGGTCATGCTCAGGGTCAGCCAACCCTATGGGCTTGTTGGGAGAGATTTTCATCTCCTCGCCAATGCCTACTGCTCCGAGTCGGTAGGCCCAGAGACGGCTATTGGCAAGGTGCGCGTTTTGCATTTTGAAGTTGTGCCATTCAGTGACTTCTCGCTGGAAGGGCCGGGCCATTTCCAGTACGCCCAAACCGTAGAAGACATAAGGTCGCAACTGATACCGAGAAATAGCAAACGGCCGTGAATCGTAAGGGGCAAACGTGACAATCCCCACCGCTTTACTTGTACGGTCCCACACGCAGAACAAATCCTCAGCGAAGCCGTCTCCATCATAGTCATAGTAGAGGTGCACGCTGAACACTTCATAAAGGTTCCCCGTCGTCGTGGTATCTTGGTCTGACTTTTCTGTTTCAAGACGGCGCTGACGCACCCAGTCAATGTTGCCTGCTTTCTTGAATTGCGAGATGTCCCAGCCGTTTGCAGCAGCAATTTCGCGGAGTTCGGACTCGTCGTAGTACATGCGCTGTGCAATAAAGGGCATGGCATCAACATCAGGAAACGTGCCACCGGGAACAACAAGGTCTTCAGGGGGAACCGAAAAGACCCTTGGACCTATGTTAAGTTCCTTGACGGTGGCACGTTTCACAGTCTCTTTACTGTTTACGATATAGTATGCGCTTGTCCCAAGTTGCACGGTGTCAGTGATAACATCGTCAGCGGCAGCGCGTATATTGGTGAAGTCATCAAGAAGAAGCTTGTCGGCAAGAAGTTGAAAAGCTGCGGCATTGTTGTGATAGCCAACGCTTCCTCGGCAACTAAAGACGGGCGCGGTGTTCCAGATAAGGTCATATACGGTGCTCGTGATGCTGTCGGCCATCGACGCGCCCACCGGTATTTCGATGATAAACTGCGGACTGTCTTTGGCAAAGTCCTTCGAAATGATTTCCGGGATGCCGTCGTACTGGCGGATGCAACTGCGCCACACAAGGTCCAGCCAATGGCGCTTGCTGATACCGTCTTCGATACGCAGCGAGAGATAGCTACCCAAAGCAAGGTCCGCATTCGATGTACGTTTTATTACGTCTTTGCCTGTCGTTGCTTCGATAAATCGCATTTAGATGCCCAACCCAAACGTGCATGCGCTGCCAGCATAAGCCAGCGACGGTGGCGTAAACGTTGAAGGAAGAATACCCGAAGCCGACGTGCCGGTCGTCGCTGCGAATCCCGGAACAATCGCGGCGTTGGCACTGGCAGAAAGACAATTGAAGGCAGCAACCGCCGAGTTACCTGTCCATGCGAGCCAATAAAGTCCCGGTGAAAGAGTCACAGTGGACAAGCACGAGCCGCTGCTGCTTCCACTGCAACACTGTGCAGGTGTGTGGTTTGCTGTGCAAGCGGCGTTCGTCTGAAAGACTGAAGAGAACACGCCCGTTGCTGAAAGGGCTTGCGCGCCAGTATCGACAAGGAGCGTACCTGCGGACGTGTAGAGTCCCACGTCATAAGCATGTGCCGCATCAAGCGTAGACACCCATGTTTGGAACTTCGTAAAGGTGATGCTTGTTGGTAGGTAAAATGCTTCCACCATGAGCGTATTGGCAGTAAGGTTAACGCCTGCGCCACTTGCTACCTGCGGACCACTGAAATAGGATGCCGGATTAGGAACGATTGAAACATCGAACAGATAGTTCGAGACTGGTGCCAAGTATCCATAGTAAGGGTTGAGAAACGTTACTTGTGTCGAGTATTCCGCGTTCGAGTCAATCTGCACAAAGTAGTTCGTGAAGCTGTTACCATTGAAGTTCGTGCCAACAAAAGAAGCTTTCGTCGGAGCCGACGAGTTGCCGTCGATGTAAACCGCAGGAGCCGAGACATCACCGATGCTGCCTGAGACGGCACCGCCGACCCATGTAAAGGTTTCCATGGAGTCAACGTGAACGTCGCCGAGGAAGTTCGGTCCGGGATTCTCGTTGTCAGCGCCGCACGAACTGCAATTGAAGTAGCCGTAGCCGGTGTCACCGTATGCGATGTAGCCCCAGATGTTGCTTGACTGTAGCTGTACAGTGAGACCCGTGATAGACGTCCCATCGCCAACTGTGGCGAAGCCGACGAGACCGCCAACGAGTTGGGTGTCCCCACCAAAGTTCTGCAGACCACTTTGGCCACCGTCATAAAAGTCAATGTTGTTTGCAAGAACGTAAAGTTCGTCCCAACCATTCTCGAAATCGTTATCGAGTTCGTACACGCCATAGGTGCCACCCACGATGGTGACATCATGAAAGTGACAACCCTGCATTTCTTGTCCGATGATGCCGACGCCGCCACGGCCCGGGTTCATACTCAAGTCGTACATCTCAACACCTTCCACACCATAGGTGCCACTGACGAAGATGCGGGGATACGTGAACATCACGTGGCCACCGGCGCTATAGAACTCAAGCTGAATGAGATTGTTGAATGTCGTACTCGGGTTGGCGATAACGATAGTTGAACTTGTCACTGTCGGGAACGTGCCGAGCGGCGTGAACACTTGCGTGCCAACTGTGGTTGACGCTGTGCTGAAATGCGAAGGAATTGCCGACTGCACTTGGACGCCATCAATGTAGCCGTTGATGTTGCTACTGGTCGCTTCCGGATAAGTGTACGGATAGTAGCCGCCGCCGATTGCGAGCACTTCCCAATAAGGCTGATAGATGGTGCCAGTCATCGCAACGACGGATACGAGTAGTCCATTTGTGAAGAGACGTGCGTGTGCACCGTCGTAGGTGACAGTCTCCTCATAAATAGTACCCGTGGCAAAGGTCGTTGTGTTGTCACTCAATGCGATGTTGCCCGAGGAATTGGCAAGCTGTGCAGTTACTTTGCCCCCACTAAAGAGTATGTTCGCACAAGACGTATTACCGCGAGTAGTCGGACCATTGCCAGCGCCACCACCATTTCCCGAAGAAATGATTATGCTGCCGTTTGTGCTCGTGGAGTTCAGTTCAATATATGCGTCGAGGAGAAGTGCGCTCTTTCCGTTGAGAAGGTTCGGCCCGGGGGATTGATTGTCCACACCATCAATGACATCGTTCATGTTGATGTTATAGGCGTTTGTTGCCCCGGTGAAAGAAAGAGACTGCGTGCTACCTGTAACGAGCGATGGTCCGTATTGCGCGCCGGGTGTGGTCTTCGAACCATAGACGAAAACGGGTGTGCCATTGATGTTCTGAATTATCTGATAGTTGTTCGTCCCATACGATGGGCCTTGCAGCTTGATGCCACTGCACCACACATAAAGCGGGTAGCCGTTGTCGTTATAAAAGTTGCTGGGCGACGGCCAATAGACAGTGGACGAAATGGGAAAACCGTTACTCTTGGCGTTGCACGCGGCGTCAATGGCATTCTGTTCCGCAACGTGGTCGTCGGTCACGCCATTCCCTTTTGCACCAAAGTCAGTGACTTGATAGACCTTCGAGATGAAGCCAGTTGTTATCCCGCCCCCGCCGATGGAACCGATACCGACACCGCCAAGGTTAGAAGCTTGCCCAAGCACTTGTCCGACGAGGAACAAGACAATCAAAAAGGGCGCGATGATTTTAGATATAGTTCGCAATGAAGGTTCCGCTCGAAATGGTCGTCACGTTGAGTCCGTTGACGACGAGTGGGTTTGCAAGTGCCTTGGACATATCGTACACTGCAGAAGTGGCTTCAGCTTGCCAGACGATACGGCCGCTGTTATCAACGACGACGAGTTGGTCCCCAAGCGTGCCACTACCCATCCATTCGAATGAGGTGATGGTGACAGCGGCAATCGTAATGACGCCCGTTGCTGTTGCTTTCATGCTGGCGTTCATTAGTCTTTCACCTTCTTTTTCTCAGCCTTCTCTAGTGTACGAATGCGTTGGTCTTGGCCATTCGCAACGTGCAGAAGAAGGTCGAGCACGTCAAGGACGCGGGCGTCACTGCCAAAATTGGCAAGACTCTTGATTTGCAGGACAGCCAACTTGGCGTCATCGATGTCATTAATGGACATATCCGTTCTCCAGTATTGTGAGTTTGCGCTTCAGGGCATTGGCATTTGCGTCGTCAAAGCAGAGCGCATACGGACATGCACGCGCCGGTTCGCTTATGACTTCAGGAGTAGAAGGCATTGGCGGGTACACTCGTACTGACGTGCATCCCGCCAATGTGCTCAGCCCGACTAGGAGACTAAAGATGAGTGCGACCTTCTGCATCGACACTCCCATCGGCAGCAGGTGGCGTCTGGTACAGATGGTAGACGCTCGCAACGAGAGTCACCACGGCTGCCCAAACACCTGCGTACTGCGGCGGTATGGTGTTACCCACCAAGCTGGCCACAGACGGGGCAATTGCCACCGCCATGGACAGAAAGATGGTGATTTTGTTTTTCGTGCTCATTTACTTGCTCACGGGAGCCGCGGTCACTGCAGGCGACGGAGCAGCAGTCGGAGCCGGTACGCCACTCTCAGTCGAAGCGCATCCGCCCAAAGCAACAGTCGCCGGGACCACAAGCTGGTTGCTAGAGTTGGTGTAGCCATAAACTTGACAAGAGAACTGACTGACCGAAGTTGCGTAGGTAGTGCTGATGGACAGCGGCAGCGCCGGAGCCTTACCCTCGCAATAGAGGACCAACGCGGCGTAGTCAACCTGCGACTGTGCGTTGCAGTAGTTCTGCGCGCTCATAGTGAGAGCCGCAGCACTCGGGACGAGCGAGTTCTTCTGCGAGAGTTCCTGTTTCAGCGTAGGGGTTTTGAGACCACCACCCACCTGCGAACAGGCCACGAGAGAGAACGCGAGCGCACCGAGTAGCATTGCTTTGAATAGTTTCATTTCCTTTTCTCCTAGAGGGCCAAAATGAATGGTTCGGCCAGTTGCATCACGGCAGACGAAATGTCCCCGAGAAAGTTTGTGAGGCTTTGGTCAGTCGGAGTTGCCATGGGTGGCATCACGACAGCATCAGCGTTCATCGTGTCCCGACAGACCGTTGTAATAGTTGCTGGTGCAAACACCCGCGTCTGAATCTGCGTGCGTTCACAGTTGAGTCCATTAAAGGTGCCGTACTGATAGTCATGTATAATGGGCGTGCAGCCAACTGGCCCTGTGAGAATCAGAAGCGTCAACGCCGCGGAAAGAAGGAAGCTGCAGATTATTCTGTCGGCCATTCGCCTGTCTCCAATATGCTCATGTCACGCAGTGCCCGGTCTGAGCGTTCGGCTGCCCACTTCGACTGCAGGCCACAAGCCGCAGCCGTCTTGTAGTCACGCTTCAGAAGAGCCACTTGCATGTCTTTGAATTCCATAATCCCGCCAATACCAATGTTGAACACCATGTCGATGATGGCCGCGCGCCGTACTTCATCCATGCGCTGAAACCAAACAAACGAAGCGAGCGCGCCACGCGCGACGTCAATATCGTTCTGCTTCAGAATGTTAATCTCGGACTGAGATAGTCCAGTGGCCGTAAGATTCCGTCCCACACCAATGGTGACGTTGCCAACCGTATCAAGATAAGGTTTGGCACGCCTTCCTTCGTGTAGTTCAATGAGGTCGTTTACGCTTCGTATCGGCACGGTTCCTCGCACCACGGGACAGTTATTTGCCTCGCGGTAGTGGATTGGGAAATTCGCTGCCAAAAGGATTGCCGGGAGTCTTTCCGTTGCCGGGGAACTTCCGCACCTTGTCGCGAAGGTCAGGATAACTCGTATCATAGTCAGCGAGAATGTCTAGCCCGAGAATGTTGCCACACTGCGGCGTGTGGTCCCGTCCTACCCGGCCACGAGTACTTCCTCGACTGTTGCTTGAAGATGCCATTTCTATCTCAGGTAAATGTAAAGAGTGCCACTCGTAAGCGTTGCACAAATCAGGCCGTTTACAGGTGGTTCCTTTGAGAAGTCAGTCTCTTCGGACCACGTTACTGCAGCTGTGGCTGTTGCAAGCGACTGCCAAATGACGTTGCCGAAACCGTCCTGCACGACACAGGAATCGCCGGTGCCAACCGTAAGCGTGACCCAACGAAAGCGCGCGACAGCCCACGTATTCTTCGTGATAGTAGCCGGTGCCGTCACGAGGACGACGCGGCTGCTTTCAGTTACCGCCATCTAAGGTTCTCCTTAGTCCATCGGCTTGCGTCGGCTTCCGTGTGCACCTTTGTGCTGATTATACATCGGCCCCGAAGTGCCCATACCCTTTAGAGGACGATTGATGCCGCCACTCTGAGTCGGGTTGCTCACCTGAGACTTGTTGGGAAACTCCGCGGACGGGCCAAACATATCGTGCTGCCCGATAGCGACGTTGTGCTCTTTCTCAGCAATACGCGCGAACTCGTCAGCGTGCGTTCCAGTGGTACCAGCCATTTTCTTAATGCTCCGAAGTTAAGGGTCTACAATCAACACACATTCTAGCACATCGCCAAAGGCTTGTCAACGGGAGAATCCGCCGTAACGAGGGTCGCCGCGGAACTGGTTCTGCCAACGCGTTTCCTCGTTATAGATTGGGTCGTATTCCAGCTTGCCACGATTCGCGAGTGGGTCTCGCAACATGCGAAGACACTCCGAGAGAGCGTCAACCAAATCGACCATGAAGCCGGTCGGGTACCGTTCGAGTTGCCGATAGAGCATCGGACACGACTCGTTCACATAAAGAAGGCCATTGTGCATCCACCGTTGAATGGTGCTCGTGAGACGAAACTCTTTGTTCTCAGTAGAGGGCATCTCACGCGGTACAAGAGCGATGCGCTCGCGCCGGATATTCGCTTCTTTCACGACATCTTGAAAATAAAGATTCTGTTGGCCGGTCGAGTCAATCCCAAAGCGATGACACCGCCACATTCTATTCATTAGAAAGATGTTGCGCGTGATGACATCGGTCGCGCATTTATCTGCCCATTCTGCAAGGGCAAATGCGCGTCCGTCTGGGATTTGTGCAACAATAACAATGGCCGACTGGCAGCCCTCTTTCGTGAGTTTGCCTGACGCAGGGTCGCACATTCCAACGATGTCGGAGAACTCCGCTTTATTAATTGTTTCCAAGTTCAATAAACACCGGCTCGATAGTGATGATACACGGCTTCAGAATTTGTATCAGGTCGCCCACGAACTCGTCGTCTACGCCAATAGACTGCGCGAGCATAATGGCATCGTCGTTCTCACCCACAACGAACCCTATGGATGCCTCTTGGTCTATGTGCGCCATCTCATCTTCTACTTCCTCTTTAGATAGCCATGATGGGTAATGAATAGCTCGGTGGTCACGCCACGTGACTAGCACCGCTCGATTTGACTTATTTTGTCCCTGTGCCAATTCGCCATGCTCTCGTTCCATGCGGATGTTCGCTCCTCTGGTGTCATTTCGAAAAAGGTCTTGGGCCTACGTTTCTGCCCGGCTACTTCTTGTCCGCTTGCGATAACGTCAAGAATGTTCTGCGTGTTGTCATCGGTCGTGAAAATTAGGTCCGTTCCATCAAGACGGAACCGGCCACAGAATCGCATATCGAAAGCGGTAGTCCCAGCACCGACGCCCCGGTTCTCGTAATTGAGATAGTAGAGTTCTCCGTATTTTCGCTTAAAGCCTTCAAGACGGTCCCGAGTAAGTCGCTCGGGGAAGAGTAGGTCACGACCCGACCCGTCTGCGTTGTAACTCGTATAACAAGAGAGCATTCGAACATCATATTCGTGTTCATTCTCATCTATCCATGTGTAAAGGTCTTCAGATGCCCAGCGCGTACCAAAAACGAAGTCGAGCGACTTGTCCGGGTTGTTCATCAGCGAGTGCGATGTCTTCCACCACTCGATTGCAGCGAGCATCAGTTGTGGTTGCTTACGGCTGCGGAGTCCGATAAGGTCGTCCTTGATGAGAACGTCATAGTGGCCACCGGTGCTGCCGCTGTCTACGCCTGCAGCTTCGAAAGTGCTCTCGGGATAGTCTTCTGTGCGCGGCAGTGAAAAGTGGCTGTTGGTCCACGTATCGGCCGCGGTCTTGCTCTCCCAACACAGGTGCGGCCACAGGGCACGGAAGAGTTCGTTCTTCTCGTACTGGCGCCGAATCCAGCCAATGCGCGAAAGGGCGCGGCGCTCGTTCTCGGCCGCATAAAGCATTCGAACGTTGTAGCCTTCGCGGCCGGGGAAGTACAGGTTGCTCGTGGCCGGTTGAATAGTAATGTGCATACCCAGACAACGCGCCATCGTGGTCTTAAAGGTGTCGCGTGGCGTCAAGAGCAGCTTACGTGTGTAGGGAATCGTTTGGAGCCAGTTACAAAGGTCACCGTGAAGGTGGACGACGAACTCGTTCATCCCCATGATGCCTACGCAAAAGGCATAAAGGGATTCCTCGGCGCGCGTCTTTATCTGAGACGAACGGTCCATGTGCGCGTCGGCGCCAGCTTGGCGGACAGTGCCGTTATGCTGGACGATTAGCTCGCGGTGGTACATCGCCTGTCTCAGCGAGCGCGCGCTCGGCTCGCTTCTCTTGTTCGGGAGTTAGATGGTATTTGACGGTCGCTGTCACTTGCGGAACCGGTTGCGCCCGCGGCACGAGGGCTGCGTTTATCATCTCAATGGCACGAAGACGGTCCGAGAGCTTCGCAGTCGTGTCATCGCGGATGGCGATGAGAGCGCTGAGATTGGGCATTAGCTGCTCCGAGACCAGCTTCGAATATTCGTTGAGCCGTTCCCCGATGAGGGTCTTGCGCGCTTCGTCTACTTCGTATTGAAAGAGACCGCCTTTCAGGAGCACGTTTACGTATGTAACGGAAACGCCTAGCTGTTCTGCAGCTTCATGCGGCGAAGCTCCCAAGGCAAGAAGCGAGGCAAGAGTTTTCTGCCGGTTGCGGGTTGCGACGGTCGGTTCAGAATGCTTCATCGTTCCATTATAGCACGAAAGCGAACGATAGAAAAGCGGGTTCGATTTTCCTTCGCCAATTTTTCTGAAAATTTTTTATCGAGTATCTTTTACGCCTTCGGCGGCTTTGCGCGATGGCTGGGGGGGTGCCTAGGGGTAGCCATTGCTTGCGGGATGGGAGTGCGATGAGAATGAGAATCATTCTCAATTGGGCGAGTAGGCAAAAAAATACCCTGTGCCAGCTAGGTGCCAGCACAGGGTATCGGTTAGCGGTACATTCGCGCCTACTCTTTGACCGAAAGCTTGCCCGCGTCCGCCATGGCTTTGACAAAATCGCCAAACGTCATTTCCTTGCCCGCATGCAAGGGATTTGCGTTGGCGACCTTACACTTTGTCTCGCCATTAAGAACCCTCTTCACAATCTCCCACTGATTGATATAGAGAGTAGTCGGGAACCGTCCCAGTCCGTAGAGAACGATGGCGCCGTCGCTCCCCGTCTTTTCTTCCTTGGTTCTGGCGTCGATGTACTTCTCGCCTGTGGTCACCTTCAGGGTGAGCACGCCAACGGCCGGTTTCTTGTTGGCCCGTTCTGCGACTAATTCCGCTTCCAATCGGGCTACCTTCTGTTCAAGAGTCTCGTTAGTCGGTACTGTTCCTTTTCCCATTGCCTTTCCTTCCTTGGCTTTCAATGAAGCCACGTTGTTAGAGCGGGGAAATTCCCGCCGTCGAAACCAGAGTAGCAGAAACGCCGAAAAGGTCAATCGGCGATGCCATATAATGTATAGGTAGAGGCAGCCAACTTGCCCCCTACCCATTGAGCGAGAAGGCGCGATTCAGCGTGTTAGCACAGAGAATGCCCACAGACACGCCACGAGTACTGCCACGGGCAAGCCAGTCAGCGGCTCAGCGATGGCACACAGTGCGCAGCCAAGCGCAATCAGCGTCAAATCGTAAAGGAAATGACGCAGCTTTTCCCTCGTGCGAGACTTCATGGTTGTTTATCTCCCCACGCATTGCGTTCGATGGCCACAAGACGGACAAGCAAATTCGCCGTCTCCCATGACTTGCGGCGGTTCATTCCCAGTGACCGGCACGCTTGGTAGCAGCGAACGGTCTCGATTGCCATTATCAGGAATAGTCTCAAGCTTCTCCTTTGCCTGCATCGCACGCAGGTAACGATACATTTGGTACGGTTTAATGCCCAGTCTCTCGCACGCAGCTTGCCGGTTGCCATTGCAAACAACAAGCGTGCCGCGAATGAGTATCACGGCAGCATCGAATAGCCACGCATCAAGCCTTGTGCGGCAACGGGTAATCACTGCGCCCAATCCGGCGGCCAACCGAAGAGCAATGCCGCCAACAGGACTGCGATGTGACCCTTGCCAAAGTGACGCAGGTACCACAGGAAAAAGCGTGGCTTCCACTTCGCGACACGTTTTGGACTGGTGTGTGCCATGGACTGAATGCGTGCCGTCAAATTGCGGCTGCAGTCCCCACATAGCCATTGGTCAGTGCTGTTGTCGTACATGAGAGCAGGCTGCTGCGCAAAGCAAATGCCGCACGTTAGCAGCGGATATTCGCTTTTCCGTTCAGCGTCAATGCGTTCAGCCACACAGTCATCGCAATAGCAATGCGTGTGCTCGTAGTCGAGCATACTCACATCCATGTGGACTTCGTTGTGCTCACGGTAGCAACGCTCACACACTTCGTTGTCACATCCCTCACAAAAGTGTTCTATGCTGCAGCCATCACTGCAAGTATCGCAGGTTGCCGTAAACGAAGGCATCACGCGAATGGTATGGTGAATAGCTGGCTGCGGGACAGCTATCTCATCAATGTCGGCCAACGTAAGGAACTGCGTGATGCGATGCCGTACTGGTGTCGGTCTGTAGCTCGCCGGTTGTTGTGGATTGCGTGGCACTCCACGGTTGCCATTGTTTCCCCAATCATAAACCATAGTGCTATGCTACCGCGTCCGGTATCTCCTCTGGTTGCTCAGCGATTGATTCATTCGCTGCGTGTTGTGTACCCGAGTAGATGGCTAAAACACCCGTTTTGCCATCCGCTTGCTTGCACTCGTGTTCGTTTATTGCAGCGATGCTAACGAACTTACCGTAACATCGCTGACAAACGAAGCGCCTTCTTTGCATCGTTATCGCTCCTTTAGGCTGTGAAGCCCGCACGGTCCCACGCTGCCTGTGCGATGCTATCGTGTTTACGGTTACCTTGCAAGTGACGCCGCAGTTTGCGCTTCTTGTTCTGCAGGTCGCGGCGAGTTAAGTTATACCGTAACCGTGATGGCCGCAGATGGTCGTTGACACGGCGAGCGTGCTTGTTGCTCTTGCCAAAACCACTCTTCTTGCCACTGGGTCCGTTGCCTTTCACTGACAGTGCTCCCTGCAGTCACATTCAAACTGCTTTTGCGGTATGTGTGGCCACTCCGGACCACGCGGCTCGGTGACTATCACCTTGCAGGCGGCGTAAACGTAATGACCGTGCTGCCAACCAATGCGCTCATGCTGGTGTCGGCAACTGCTTCGCTTGCATGGCGGATTGATAAGCCGGTCAAGGTTGCCCTGCAGCCGAAGTGCTTCGAAAACGTCGATAACTTCTGCCATTACAGCTTGTCCTTTGCGAGATTGAGTATCTCGTCCTCAGTCAACGTGTGGACTTCGATAGCCTCGATAGCCTTCCGGCCAACCTCGCGTGTGTAGTTCAGAACGCAGTACTTGTCTGGCTCTGGGCACTCTTCGCGATGGGCGGCAAGCACTTCGTCGGATGCCTTGTCCCACGCATCCAGAAGAAACTGCTTTGTGATACCGTTCCGCATCGCAGTCTTGGCGACTTGCACGGTTTCTGGCACGATGAAAAGGTCGGCGAGCATCTTGTGTCTTTTGTCTACTGGCATTATAGTCTCACTCCTAAGAAAATTGCTGCGAACGTAACCGTAATGATTACGGCCAGAATGACCGTGCGAACGTCCTGCCAGAATATCCGGCGGGACAATTCGCGCCCCACGCATCGTGAACATAACATGAAAGTAAGCTCCTTACGCCATATCGGCGATGGCGGAATGATACCGCGACCGCCGAATTTCGTCAACGGCCGCGGGTTAAGGGTAATACTCAAATAGCTGGTGGCGGCTTACCTGCCTTTACGAATAGCGCAAATATGGCGAGTAGCATCCACCACGATACGGCATCTGCTAGGTGCGAGATAAGACCTACCGCGACAAGAAGCGCGATGGGCACACCGCAATATAGCAGTACTGTGTGAAACATGACCATCAGTTCCTAATGACAACCACAATGACATCTCTTACATAGTCACCTTCCGGAGCGTGAGTCACTTTCGGATGAATCGCAAAGTTTGCCCGGTTGTGGTCTGCGCAAAAGCGTCGGGTTGTCGGCTTGCAGTGTTTACATGATGCCTTCTCTGCAATGGTCTTATTGTAGGCAAACGCATAGGCTCGTGCCTCTGAACGCCTACGAAAACCACTGACGACATCATACTGGTTGTTACTCATGAGAGACTCCTAACTATCGGACGCTCGGAACGTAGCTCAGAAAGGGCACCATCGTGGCACGTCGCACACGGAACTTGCCGTTAGAATCGATGGGCATGCAAACGATGTCGCAGATACGGAACTCAAACTGGCGAATCACGTAGCAGGAATTTATCGCCGGTTTGCCCGTTTCCATAATATATAACCCGGCCTCTCGGAGAACCCAGTCTCTCGTTGCCAGATTGATGCCTGCGCCGCAGTCGTTGCACTCGTCGTAATCGCACTTGTTTTTGGGCACTGTAACGACCTGATTCATCGAATAGTTGATTTTCCGGTCAGCTACTGGCGACCATTGGCCACCGTGTTCCTTCTTGAGATACTTGTAGGCCCGGTAAACTTGCACACTCTGCGGTTCCTTTTTGTAGTTGGCTTTCAAATGAACAAGGTCCTCACGAGCATTTATCACGATGCCGGTTTCTCTTTGCCGATAACTCATAGAGATTTCTCCTTTCTTGCGAGAAAAAAGGGTGGCACCCCACGCTGTCGTGAGATGCCACCGGGTTGCGAAACGTTGTTATGCAGTCTTTGCGAGCATGTTGTTGATTTCCGTGACTCGCTCGTGGCCGACGACTTCGGCGCCGACGATTTGCTCAGCACCTTGACGGATGGCCTGCGCATGGATATGCAGGATTGTATCCGGGGCCTTTACCACAGCAACCGCATTGCACAGCTTGAGATGCTGTTCCATCATTGCCATGGAAGCCATGATGTCTTCCTCGGTGATTTCACCGTTGATGGACTCACCCTGCAGCCGGTCAATGGCCGCGATTTTCGCTCGCTCCACGACTTCGCGGATGACTGCCGGGATTTGGCCTGCCAACGTGCGGCCAATTGCGTCGAAGTCCGCGTCGAACGCCAGCAAACCCCGACTGTACTGCTTTACGAGACGGCTAGCAGCTTCGGCATCCGGTGGCCGCACGCTGACGACGGTATCGAGTCGGCCGGGTCGCAGGAACGCTTTGTCCAGCTTCTCCACGAAGTTGGTGCTGAACACCGTTATCACTTCGTCATGCTTCGTGTTGATGCCGTCCAGTTGATTGAGAATGCCATTGCTCTCAACACTGCGGCCACCCAGTGCCTTGTCCACATCTTCCACGAAGATGACGGCCGGTTCGTACATGGATGCGAACTTGAGACCTTCCTCAAGGTCGTAGATGCTCTTGAGATAGATGAAAGTCCAACCGTTACGGTTCGCTTTCGACGCTGTGACAAGTGCCGTCAGCGTCTTGCCGGTACCGTATGGGCCTTCGAGCAGTACACCGCGTTTCAGCGGCACCTGTGCTGCACGGCAGGCTTCGCTATGCTCGATAGGTGTGAACAGACCCAACTGAAGTGACTGTGCCACGCTCGCCGAGAAAATCAGGTTCTCTTCGTGAGCCTTCGACAAGTCAAGGTACTTCGGAGCATGCGCCATCGGGTCGAAGTCCATCCCCTGCCGCTTCCATTCCCAGTCGATGGTCACTGACTTGCCACGGTAAATGCTGTCGGTGAAAAGCATCTCCTTCGTCTTGTCAGCGATGCGGTCGAACGACGGAATGTACTTGCGCTTCGTCTTGCCTTGAACGACAAGACATGGCTCTTGTCCCCATGACATAGAAAGCTGCAAGAAGCCCGTCACACCGGGGATTTTGAAGCGTCCCCACGGGACATCAACGAACATCTCCTTGCCATTCGCGTCGATGCCGGTTTGAATGTGCAGCATTGTCGGCGGCATGTCGCCAAACATGCCGGGAACGGGCACACCGTCTACCCAGTCATAGATGGCTGCGAGTGCCTTGGAAAAGGCGACCGCGGCGTCGAGTGGAAAATAGCCCTTGATTTCGCTGGTGAAAACGACTTCGGTTTCTTCGTCGGCCTTCTTGCGATTGAGCCAGACCACTGCGTCATCGATGCTCATGCTTTCGGGGATGATGACCTTCA